CAAACGCCGCAGCGACACGAATCACATAATCTATAGCTTGGCTATTGGCAAGCGGGAATATATCGGGGTCACGATTGTTAATGATCGTTCCCCGTCTAAGTCCCTTAAGCGCCGCTGGCAGAAACATATCCAGCGGGCCATGTCAGAAGATAAAGCGTGGAAATTGTCGCTTGCAATTCGCAAGCATGGACCTGAGGCATTCACTGTTGAAGTGGTCCAAATCGTTCGTGGCAAATCAAATGCTCATGAAATTGAGCGTGAATTGATCCGCACTCGTAAACCGAAACTTAATACCGACGTGAGGTAATAAAATGCAGAACGCCTTCTATCTCAACTTGTCCGAGTTTAACGAATATATTCAATGGTTCTGGTCGTGTGAAGGACTTGTTACTAGCAATCCTTATTCCGATGATACAGCCCTGTCCGTGCTTATGATCGGTGTTGACATTGACGATTGACAACAAGGGTGCGACAATCTGTCACAGTGGTTGACATACGATTTCCCTTGCGCCTTCCGTTCCGTTGTGTTATGATACGTCAATAATCGTGAAAGGAAAATATCATGTCTAATGCTCGCTTCGTTAACAAGGGTCTCCTCAAGTCCGACCTGGCCACTCTCAATGCTCTCATTAACTATTTTGAGAAGGGTGGCACTATTAAAGTGGCTAAGCCCGCTAAACGCCCCAAGAGCGGCATTACCCGTGGCAAGTCAATCAATGTGAAAGGATAATATCATGGAAGTTTTTGCTGTAATCTTATCGATAGCCTATGAGGGCGAATCGCTGTTGGGCATATTCTCCGATTATGTCAAGGCTCGTGATTATGTGGTTTCTCTGAAAGATAGTGACGTTTATATCCGTAAAGTTCAACTGGACGAAATATATCAATTCGGCCAATGTGGAGAAGAAATATAATGACTGATATCGTTCTCTTTATGGTAGTGTTTGTTCCGCCTGTAGCGTTTGCTCTTATTGCTCTTACTAGCCTGGAGGATTAATATGATGGACGAAACTAAAGTTATGCAATATGTGGCACTCGGTATGGTTGCTACGTTTGCCTTTATCGGCACTTTGCTGTGGATCGTTATTGATAGGACGAACTAATGACTGCTACCTATATCCTAATCGTGTTCCTTCATTATGGCCAGGCTGCCTTTACTGCTGAGTTTTACAGCAAGGAAAAGTGTGAAATTGCTGGACATTTAGCGGCATCAATGTATCCATTAGGTGCCTGGCGATGTGTGGAGAAGTAAATGGCTGATGCTCATACCGATGAAACTGTTTATTTGCCTACCATAGAGTTGTTGAATAACACCGAACTGTGGGGTGAAGTCGGTGTGGTAGTGTATAGTAAAACCTTCGCTGTCAACGGTGTTCAAATCTGGATGGTGCCTAAATGAAAAATGCTTTACACTTTGTCGGTTTCAAAGATGACCGTTACAATAATGCCGTCAAAGTGTTTGGCAAACCAGACTTTATTCATAGGTTCTGGGACCGTAGGGCACAGCGAGAGATTGCGGAAGGTGATGTGATTGTCTTTGCTAAAGGTGATGAGTCGCAGGCATTCGGTCCTAATGGTAATGATATTAACGAATTTACATACGATGACTCGGCTCACTTCTAAAGGAGATATATAATGGCTAATGTTAAGACTTTCAATCTGACAATCTATATGGTCGGCAATCGTGATATCTCGTGGCGTGGTATTTCACGGGTAGCAGTAAAACGCTATATAAAGTATTATTCAACTGAATTAAATTACCGTGGTAATCATGTGGAGGCTAGATAATGGCTGTTAAGATTATCGTTGGTTGGGATGATCCCGAGTTTGATACTTACAAAGATATGTTCTATAACTTCACACCCGATGATTGGGACTATATGATTATCGGTGATAAAGAACACGAGGTTGAATGGATCGCCGAAAAGTTGTATGTCTGCGATTTTCAAATAAAGCAAATTGGTGATCGCTGGGTTGCGGTTACCTATCATTCGTAGGAGAATTAAAATGGCATATCAGTATGTGGATGGCGCTCGTGGTGGGCGTTTAAAGATGTGGTGCGAGGGTGTTGAGGTCGAGGCTGATGCTCGTACCCAGTTAGATAACATTGCGTCACTCCCGTTTATTGCGGGCCATGTTGCTGTTATGCCGGACGTCCATCTTGGCAAGGGTGCAACGGTTGGGTCGGTTATTCCGACGGTTGGTGCAGTTGTGCCGGCTGCCGTTGGTGTTGATATTGGTTGCGGTATGATGGCTGTTCGTCTGTCATTGACGGCGAACGATCTGCCGGACAACCTTCACTCGCTGCGTTCTCATATCGAGTCCGTGGTCCCGCACGGTCGCACCGACAACGGTGGTAAGAATGATCGTGGTACCTGGCTTGATATGCCGCTGAATGTTGCTGGTGCATGGAACATTCTGGCGGATCGCTATGCGAAGATCGTTGAGAAGCACCCGAAGATCAAGTCCCATAAGGATGTTGAGTTCCTGGGTACCCTGGGAACGGGCAACCACTTTATCGAACTGTGTCTTGATGAGGATGACTATGTGTGGGTAATGCTGCACTCCGGGTCCCGTGGTGTAGGTAACAAGATTGGTCAGTATTTCATTGATGCTGCAAAGCGTGAAATGGAACGCTATCATATCCTGCCGTATCTACCGGATCAGGACTTGTCGTATCTCGTAGAGCATACGGAACTGTTTGATGATTATGTAGAGGCTGTATCTTGGGCACAGGAGTTTGCTGCTCTTAACCGTCAGTTAATGATGGATGCCGTGCTAAAGGTTCTTCGTGAGCGTTTACCGGCTTTCGTTGTTTCTGATGAAAAGGCTGTGAACTGCCACCACAACTATATTGCTAAGGAGAACCACTTTGGCAAGAATGTGTGGGTGACCCGTAAGGGTGCTGTTCGTGCCCGTGAAGGTGATCTTGGTATCATACCGGGATCAATGGGTACGGGTTCGTTCATTGTCCGTGGTCTTGGTAACCAGGATTCGTTTTGTTCATGCTCTCATGGTGCTGGTCGTCGTATGTCCCGCAATGCGGCTCGTAAGGCAATCACGCTGGATGATCATATCAAGGCGACCGAGGGTATAGAATGCCGTAAGGATGCTGATGTAATTGACGAGTCGCCGGCTGCTTACAAGGACATTGGTGCGGTCATGGCTGCACAGGATGACCTTGTGGAAATCGTGCATCGTCTCCGTCAGGTGCTAAATGTGAAGGGTTAATCCCTTCACCTTGAACTTAACCATATAGAATATGGCCCAGCTTAAGTCGATCTTGGACTGGGCCATACCAACGACCGAGGAGCGTCGATATGTCAAAAAGCGGGGGTACCACGAGCCAGCGGGGCAAACGCACCACCGGTGCTGCCAACCCCGTGGCTTTTGCGCTCAAAAATGGGCAATTCAGGCAACGAATAGTCAAGTCCAAGGTCAAATACGACCGTAAGCGTGGCCATAAGGGGTGCGACAATCTGTCACACCTCTTTTAGTCGTTTTCCTATTGACTCTTGGCGGAATATGTCCTATGATATGTTCAAGATCGAGAAAAGGAAAACAAAATGACTAATTCAGATGCATATCGGCTTGAACTGCAAACGCTAATGTTGCAAGCTGAATTAAATGGCGATATCGACGCTGCTGAAACATATCAGCAAATGATCGAAGAATTTGACGAAAACTGTGAAGACTAATCAGGAGAATTAATATGCTTCGTGCTGCTTCTATCGGTTCAAATCAGATTGAAATCCGTCATGGCGAGAATGCCTTTCTCGTTTCATATAAGACGCCTGTTGCTGCTTATGTCAAAGGCAAGTTTTATCGCACCTCCACTAAATTCTCTCGCACCACTTCAAAGCATATCAACAAGTGGCTTGATGGTGCTGTGGCTGTTGAAGTGTCACAGAATCAGATTGAAGACTGGATGGGTTGGAACGCCTAATGACAATCGTAATCCCCAAAGGCTGGCCAGCTTATGCATTCTTTCCTGAATGGGCTACGGTCGCCTTTTTGTTCGCCGCTCTTATCGTGACTATGATCATATCTAAGTTTGGGAGAATAATATAATGCGCTCTTATACGAATAAGATCATCGAAATGGTCGATGAAGGTATGCTGGATCGTGATACTCTTATCCGTGAATTGCTCTGCTGGATGAGCGAGTCCGATGTGGAAGAGTTTTATGACGTCAATCTGTCCGACGAGGACGGGGAAGATGATTATGATGGCCAGCCTGATGAAATGCAGGAGTGGCATGATTTTGACCCCGATTGCTGATTGAAGGAGGAATAATATGTCTCGCATGTCTGATGCTTATACCGAAATCGTGGAACTCGTGGGCGATGCTATTGAAGCTGGCGCTTATTATCTCGGCGATGTGGTCGAGTATGTAAACGCCCGGTCCGCTCTCAAGGTCGACCGTGACATGGTCGGGGGGATTATCGATTCCCTGTATTATGACATGGACGACCGGTATGGCCCAGTCCAAGCCTTGAATAGTCTACCTAATCGATAGACTAGGGGTGCGTCATCATGTCGCACTTTTTCGGGCATTTTTCCCTTGCAAGGGGTCCCAAACTGTCCTATAATAGAGCATAAATCGAAAAAGCGAGGTCTTAACTATGGCAAATCTGACTATCTCTCCTACTGTTGTCAAGGTCCTTCAGGTTATCAAGATGAATGTTCCCGTTACCCCGGCCGAGATTAATGCTCATGTCGGCGATGGCGATTATGCGTCTAAGCATGTCTGGTACCTCGGCAAGCTTGGCTTTACCATCACTAAGCAAAAAGACGGTCGCCAGGTTGCGTCTTATACGCTAATTGCTGAGCCTGCAAACGCTGAGGCTATTCGTAACACTGTCCACGGTGCTGCCCGTAAGGCTGCTGCTCCGAAGGCTGCTAAGGCTCCCAAGCAAAAGACTGTTAAGCTTTCTACGATTGTCGCAAAGACCAGCAAGGAATTTGCTGCTAAGAAGGCTGTTGAGGCTGCTCCTAAGAAGGTCGCTGCTAAAAAGTCTGTTGCTGATATCAAGGCAGCTAACCTTGCAAAGCTCAAGGCAGTCGGTGCTAAGTTCAAGCCCAAGAATGTCCGTGAATTTGACGATGTGACCGAGACTTTCGGCACTAGCGGTGAAGTTGGCACTTCGTTCAACATTGATCGTGATTGGGACTCGATTGAAGGCCTTGACCTCAAGGCTCTTGGCATCTAATAATCGGGAGTGCTGCATGTCTCTTATTAAACTTCTCTATAAGACGGCGTTTAATCCGAGTAATTCGGGTGCATATCCATACCCGTCTGAGGTTGTGTATATTGGGCATGTAGCACCCCGCCAATCTTGGCTATCCGAAAACGAGTTCTTTCTAACTACAGGTGATATGGATGCTCCAGTTCGCATACTTGATAAACGAGACATTATCAAAGCATGGGTCGACAGGTCAAATAACGGTGATAATGTTAAAATCGTTGATAACAAGTATGTTGTAACTGCGGGTCCGCTGAATCGTTATTCATGTACCTGCACGGCATACAAATATCGCAATCACTGTTCTCATATCGATGGAGTTAAAAATGCGTCGCTTTGATTGGTTCTTCTCCATGTTCTATCTTGTTTTCATCGGCATGTTTTGCTTCATTATATGGGGCGCCTGGTATGATTTTCAGTTGAAAATGGATTGTGTGAATAGTGGTGACATGAAAAGTCAGGCTTGTTTCAAATATAATGTTATGACTGATAACTTCCGCAATAACAATGTCGATCTGAACCTGAAAGGTGAGTAATGAAAATCCATAATGAATGCACCTTTCTAAAGCCTGATGGCATTGCTAAGGTTGAGAATATGTATAAGGCTACATTCGTTATGGAGTCTTGTATCAAAGGCAAGCATGGCTGGGCCAACTTTCCTGCTGCTATCTTTTATACAGAAGAAGCACACCCGCAGGGTTCAAACTACTTTGCCTTGTATAATAATGGTGAACAGTTTATGATCACCAATGGCATCACCGCTACTGAACCTTTCGAGGGTATTCAGATTGGTGATGATGTATATTATTCTCGTTATCGTCATGATTATCGGGAGTGCGGCCCAGTTGCTATTGATGGTGGTCGTGACTATACGAAATTGAGTGGTGATATCAATGCTGCTAAGAAAGTGACATTGAAAGTAAATAAAGATAAACTAGAGGTGGTAGAATGACAGAGTTTCTAACTAAAAGCGCCGATGTGGCACTAATCGAAATCAAAGAAAAGATTTATAATAGACTAGCCGATCTGCGGCGTATCAAACATGATTTTGCCCAGACTGCAAAGATTGATCCTGTGTGGGAAGGTATTGTCGGTCAGTGTAGTCAAGAGGAACGTTTCCTAACTAATCTACTTGACTTAATCGAACGGAGTTGATATAATGTCCAAACTTGTCCTAGTCGAAACTGTTTCCACATTCCGCCACACATATGTTGTGCGACTACCTGATAGTGAGCCAAATGATTATGCTCTTGATGATGTGACCGACGCTATTACAGCCGGAACTTATCAAGACAAACTAGAAGAAGTATCACAGAATCATATTGCGGAAGATATCTTTTCCCATCGTGTTATCACGGAGAAAGAATATCTGGAACTATTTGATCGTGAAAACGCTTATCTAAGTTTCTGGCCAACAGAAAACAAGTTGCGTTTTATCTTCGATAGTGTTAAACATCGGGAAGATCAGGTAAGCAAGGAAGTAAATTGGGGTCCTGATGTTGGCCGTGAAATCTTATCGGAGGATTGCTAGATAAGATTGAAAGGAGTCAATCATGAACCCACTTAACTACATTCTTCCATACTTCTCTAACATCATCAAACCCAACTGGACAGTTTATAAGGATATCCCATATGGTGTGTCGAAATCGGAGACCGCTGACCTCTATCTCCTTAATCGAGGGGTTCGTCCTGTGGTTGTGTTTATCCACGGTGGTGGTTGGTCTGCTGGTGATAAATCCGCATACGAGGGCCGTGCTAGACGCTATGCTCTGGCCGGTTTTCATGTCATTGCAATAAACTACCGTCTTGCCACATATGAGGACAAGACAACGCAATGGCCAGCCCAGTTTCAAGATGTTCAAAATGCCATTAGATGGGTAAGATCCAATGCTGTCAACTTTCGTATCGATCCTAATCGCATTGGAGTTGGAGGTGATTCTGCCGGTGGTCATTTGGCGCTTATGGTTGGTGCTAATCCTAATACTATCCCCGGCGATAGGAGTCATTTACATTCTAATTTTAGCCCTAGTGCAAGTTGCATTCTTGATGTTTTCGGCCCTTGCGACCTTGGCGGAGCAAAGATGAAAGACCTTATTGGTGTTTTGCCGCTGTTCAACAATACAACATATGAGCAAAACCCCGGACTGTATCAATCTGCTTCGCCCATCTATGCAGTCACCGCTTTGTTCCCTCCAACTTGTATCATACACGGAACAAAAGATGATATTGTGCCTTATGCACAGTCTGTTATGGTGGCAACAAAGTTGAATCAACTCGGTGTATATCACAAGTTCTATACATTCGACGGCGGCCACGAACTAAAAGATACGAGCCTTGAAATGAAAGGTCTCGACTTTATGCGTAGTGTCCTGAAACCATAAGAGGATAATATGAAAGCCACCCAGAAACTTTACAAGATTGACTCTAAAGGTAACACCCGTGTGTGGTGGATGGAGTATGACGATACAAAGTATCGCACTCATTCCGGCATCAAAGATGGCAAGATTGTAGTTTCTGGGTGGAAGTATCCAGAGGCCAAGAATGTCGGTCGTGCTAACGCAACCACTGTGAAAGAACAGGTTGAGTTAGAAGTGCTTTCTGAAATCACAAAGAAAGAATATCAAGGCAAGTATCATCAGACTACCACTTGGGCTAAGAATGGTGCCAAGTTCGTTGAGTGTATGCTTGCCGACAAATATAACCCTGCAAAGCATAACAAGTTCCCTTATTACTCGCAGCCGAAACTTGATGGTGTTCGTTGTCTCGTATCAAAAGACGGTATGCAGTCACGCAACGGCAAGCCTATTCTTTCT